GTGAACTCCTCCTATTTTGTTTTAAATAAAAAAGGCTGCCAGCCGGCAACCTCATTTTGTTAATCCCTTTTGTTTCAGAACTTCTTTTTGCTGCTTACCTTTACCGGTGACATAGTTGTTTTTAAACCAAGCGACCAACGTCGTGACAATTGTAAAAATCGTGGAGCCGGCCACATACAAAGCGTCGGCCAACGTATTGACCTGATCCTCGCTGATCGGCAAAGCTGCCTTTCCGAACATAATTAAAGTCTGGTTTACCAATGCAATAAAAAGAAGCACCGTCCGGACGACCGTGCCTTTGTCAAAGTTTTTCATATGTGTTTTCCTCCTTATTTCTGCAGTAGATTATAAAAAATAGCGATTGCGCCGCCAATGATGCCGGTGCTGACCGCTGTAATGATTGCGCCGGTGATACTGCGCTTGATCCAAGTTGTGTTTTCCTCGATCTTGTTCAATTTTTCATTGATAGAAATGATCTGCTGATCATGACGGTCAGTTGTTCTTTCAAGGTTAGTGATCCGCTGATCTTGTGTTCTTTGATCTGCTTTAATCTCTGCGATTTCTTTTTGTAAAACATCATAATCGTTTGGTTGTGGCATATCCTGAAATCCTCCTGTTCTCACATCGTTTTCACCTCCTTTGAGGCAAAATAAAAACACCCTTATTGAGCGTTAGGCATTCCTAAATCCACACAGACGGCGGGTTTGTCATAGCTCCGGCCTGTTATTTTTTCATATTCTGCCGGGGTAATATGCCCCCAATCTACGTAATCTCTCATGATTGAGTCATCATCATAACAACCCCAATCATAAAACTGCTTAATAGCCGCAAAGTCTGGATACATCATGAGGAACCATCACCTTTCAATGATGCAACTTCTTTTTGAAGACGGGCCAATTGATAAGAGAGTAAAGCGTTTTGCTTTTTTAGTAGCTCAATTTCACTCGCTTCAGGCTCCGGAGGCAGCAAGCTTTCAATGTACTCTTTTGTAGCTGTCTCCTTCCACACCTTTTCGTCCGGAAAAAACTTCGGAAGATATAAACCCGGGTCAAATGGAATGTCTGTCCATCCATCCGGAATTTCATAGTTCCCTTGATCATCAGGCTGAATGATATC